CGGGGTCAACATTTGGCGGTCCGACGTGTCCGACCGTGGCCCCTACTTCCGGATCGACGACTTCCCGCTCGGCGGCACGTTCTACCGGGACCAATCCTCCGGGTCATTCACTTCCAACGAGGTGATCGACTGGGAGAACGATTGGATCAACCGGGGCGTGTGCATGGCGAACCAGCGGAAGTGGCGGTTCCGCACGAAGTACCCGATCCTCAAGCCGGTCCAAGAGCCCCCGTTCGACCAACCGACCTACGCCAACTCGCCCTACGATGTCACGGTCAAGATCGACGGCGTCGAGGTCATGGTCGATTCGGTGTTCGGGCGGAGTGGCGAGATCACGCTGATCAACCAGTCCACTTACAACGTCGGCACCGACTTGAATGACCCGGCCGTGTTGCCCGACGAGAACTCGGTGGTCGAGGTGTGCTACAAGGCCGCCTTGAACTTCGTGTCCTCCGGCCTCGACGCGAAGATCTGGTATCGGCTCACGACCGTGATCCTCGACCCCGAAGCGAACGGGGGCATGCGGGAGACGCCGCTTCAGTGGGTCCAACCGCACTCGGTGATCGAGATCGAGCGGCTCGACTACATTTGGCGGCGGGCCATTCGTATGAACCACTGGATCCTCCAGCAAGGCGGAGAGCGGGTGAAGCTCTTCATCCGCCGCCGTACGGGGATCCCGTGTACGTGTCAACTCGATGACCGCCAGCTCGAGTTCTCCAAGCAACCGTCTTCACGGTGTACCCTGTGCTATGGCACGGGCTTTTGCGGAGGATACGAAGGTCCCTACGACGTGATCGTAGCCCCCGACGACGCGGAGCGTCGGATCACCCAGAAGATGACTGGCCGCAAGCTAGAGCACACCTACGAGGTGTGGATGGGGCCTTCCCCGGTCGTGACCCAACGTGACTTCCTCGTGAAGCAGACGAATGAGCGGTACACGATCGGCCCGGTTCGTCGGCCGACCAACCGGGGCAACCTGCTTCAACAGCACTTCTCGATCTCGTCCCTCGTTACGGGCGATATCCGCTCCGCGGTGCCGATCGACGGCGTGGTGAACTTCACTTACCCGGAGACGCGGTACGCACAAGTGTATGCACCTAGTTTGCCGGTCGACGGCGATTTCCCGGACACGGTTCACCCGTGGACGGGCGACCCGCCGTTCCCGACCGACCCCCGCAACGTCACGCCCATGATCACGGAGAAGGACAACACGCCCGACGACGTGGAGCAAAGAGGACGTACGGCGGTGTGGGAGAACATAAACTACTAAACCCTTGGAATCATTGAGGTTCTGTGGCTGAAGTGCGTGTCCGAGGCGTGTACGGTACTCCGTGGTCGAAGCTCGCGGAGAACCTCACGATCGACCGCAAGACCCTCCAAAAGCTCGGAGCGTGTCTCGTCAAGGTGATCGCCGAGGAGGCGAAGAAGGACTTCGCGAAACGCGGGTGGTCCGGCAAGGCACCTCATGCGAGGAATGATCCTTCGCCGGACGGCCCCGGCACCGATGGTGGACCGGATATTTGGGATTCCTTCTCCTACCAGATCCGCGGCAAGAGCACCGTCGAGATCCTCTCGACGTGGTGGGGGTTGGAAGGGATCACGAAGTCGGGTGGGGTCGAGTCCCGCCGCATGGAGTGGCTCACGCAAGAGGCGAAGAAGAACCAGCCGAACAAGTATCGGATGACCTCTCGGGAGCAGCGGAAGGGTCGTCGCTACCCCTTGATCGTCCCGGTCAAGACGAGCGCGGGTACAGTGGTGTTCAGGACCGCTCCGCTGAAGACGGCCGACGCCTGGATCCATCCGGGTATTGCTCGGTTCACGTTCATCGAGCGGGCCGCCCGGAAGGGGCGTCAAATGTGTGCGGACATCATAGCCGAGACCATCCTGGAGCAACTCGGAGAGGGAGACCCCACCCGATGAAAAAAGTCGAGATCACGTGCCTCACTGGCTCGATTCGGATTCCCGATCTCGGGCTCGAAATGGAGAAGGGCGATATCGAGACCGTAGACGCCTCCAGTGCCGCCCGGTCGACGGACCTTGACCGGGCGAGGCGTGCGAAGGGAGTCGCCGTCAGAGAGGTCAGGAAGGCCCGTAGGGTCCGTTCTGGGTCGGGGCCGGGGCCGGGACCTCGCCCGACCGCTCGGCAAATCAAGAGCCGCCCGGGGCCTCCCCCGGCGCCACGCCCTACCGGACCCACCCATTCCACTACTCGTCCGGGGACGAGTGCGACACCCGTTGTCGTTCAAGGAATCGTCGGTATCGAGCACAGCGAGCTGCGGGAGATCATTCGCACCGAGGTGACGGGGGCGGTCAAAGACGCCATCATCTACGGGAAAGGACCCGTAAGTATGAGCGCACGGCACGTTCCTCCCGAGGAGAACAAGGGCCTCCGGGGTGGCTTGGATCCCGATCCGGTGATCGACGACACCCCCGCATTCATCCCGACGAAGATCGTTCCTGACACGGGAGCGGAGATCAAGGTGGATTCCGATGAGAGGGAGGCTACCTCATTGGACGCCGCGGCCGACAAGCTCAAGGGATCATCGAAAACCCGTCCCAAGCGGAAAAAGAAAGCCAAGTCCAAGCGGAAGCGGAAGCCGAAGTCGAAGGAGATCTGAGGTGGGAGACAAGTCCAAGGTGGTCTACGGGGTCGGGGCCGACATCGGCACCATGAATCTCGTGTCGGCTCGCCGTACCGACAAGGGCGTGGCGACCAAGCGGATGCGGGACGTGTTCCTCGACCTTCCCGCCACCGCCCGCAAGCGTCTCCGGCTCGCCAAGACGAGCTTCGTGGAGCGTGAGGACGAGGTGCTGATCCTCGGCGACGCGGCCATGGAGATCGCCAACGTGTTCGGTCGTGAGGCCCGGCGACCTCTTGCTGGCGGCTTGATCTCCCCGAAGGAGACCGAGTCCCTCGAGGTGCTTGGCCTGCTCGTGAAGGAAGTGCTCGGAGATCCACAGCTCGTGGGCGAGGCTTGCTACTTCTCGGTCCCGGCGCCGCCGATCGACCGTCCGGAGCAGGACATCATCTACCACCAAGGGGTCTTCGAGCGGATTATCGAGGAGTGCGGGTACGAGCCCTACGCCTCGAATGAAGCCATGGCCGTGATCTTCTCCGAGTGCGCCGCCGAGGATTTCTCCGGCGTGGCGATGAGCTTCGGGTCGGGGATGACGAACGTTGCCCTCGCGATCAACACGATCGAGGGCCTCTCCTTCTCTGTCGCTCGGGGTGGCGATTGGATCGACCGTGGTGCCGCCACGGCGGTGGGGTCCATGCAAGTCCGCATGTGTGCGGTGAAGGAAGCGGGGATCGACCTCATGAACCCGGCCGACCGGGAGCAAGAGGCGCTCGTGTTCTACTACAAGGCGTTGATCGAGTACGCCCTCGACGAGATCGCCAAGCGGTTCAAGCAAATCCAAGGGCGCTTCGCTCTCCCGAAGCCGATCCCGATCGTCGTGTCGGGCGGGACGAGTCTCGCGGGCGGATTCATGGACCTCTTCGAGAAGGTCTTCAAGAAGAAGCGGAAGCGGTTCCCGATCGAGGTGTCGGAGATCCGGCAAGCGGCCGAACCGCTCAACGCGGTAGCCTACGGGCTCCTCATCCAAGCGATCCAGGAGCACGAAGAATGAAGACCCGAGCCTACTTCACCATCGAGTACATCCCCGAAGGCCCCGACGACCCCGAGATCGAGCCGGCCGTGATTGAGTTCGACGAGTTCTCGATCAAGCAAGACCGACCGATTGAGGTGATCCGCGATTCCGACGGCCGAGCCCTTGAGCTTATCCCCGATCCGGTGACGACGACGGTGATCAAGGGCACACAATTCCGGAAGCCCGCGAAGCAACCTACCTTCAAGCCGGTCGAGGTATGCATCGGTGAAGAGAAAGTCGGTGTGGCTCGTGTCGTCGGCGAAGACTCGTCTCCCGAGGACCTCGTGATCACGGCATCCATGGTGACCCTCGACGCGAACAAGCTCCCCGGACTCCATCGGGATGGCCCCGCCCGAGATCAAGATATCCAGTGGGTCTTCACCGTGAACGGCCACGAGGGCATGACGATTCGGTCCTATAGGGCCGGGTCAATGAGAGGTTCCGACACCCATGTTCTAGAGGATGTGGTGTTCCGGCGGGTGGTCGAGGCCGCGGTCGGCTAGTCGTCCTATAGGATCGCCTTGGTAGGAGGTGCCGGACTTGTACTTTCGTTTGACCGAGGCTTTGAAACGCCGGTTCATCGAGGAGATCCGTCGGTTTTGGTCGTACCACCCCGGTTACCAGGACCTCGTCGGCAACATCCAAGGCAAGTTCTCCTTCTCCGAGCAACCACAATTCGCGATCATCGTGAAGAACGGTGGGGGTTCGGCGGTTCAGCTCTCCGCCGACAACTACGTGGGCGTCGTCCAGAGCTACGTCTACAAGGCCCTCGTCCAGAACTACCCCGGCGTGTTCCTCGAATGGGTCCGTGAGGACGCGGTCGCGATCCAGAACAACGACGGCCGGTTCCCCACGGCGCCCGGCGTCTACTACATCGAGATGACCGAGGACGACGAATACTTTGTCGATCCCCTCTACGACGTCTACAACGAGCAAGTCGCTCTCCTCGATCCGACGACCGGCCAACTAGAACATCCTTTCCTCGCCGGATCCCTCCGGCTCTATGAGCAACCCAACGGGTTCCTTCTCGTCGAGGGCACCAACTACACGGTCGACGCCTCGACCGGGACGATCACTCTCGCGACCCCATTCGACCAAGGCCGCTACCTCGTCGCCGACTATCGGTGGCCCGGCGAGAGCACTGGCCCGCACTTGCTCCGGCCCATGTACGCGAACAAGGACGTGATCCCCGGGGTTGTCCTCGCCTTCGGTCGGCGGGTGCAGAAGGGGGATAGGGTAGCCGTGGTCGTCCAAGATCGTCGGAAGCCCGCCTCCTTGGAGTACGGCGGTCGGTGGGAGCTGAGCCTCGATATCGACTTCATGGCTCGGGACGTGGACTCCCAACAGGAGATGCACGACTACACGGTCATGTATATCTGGGGGGTTCTCCGCAACCGCCTCTCGTCGGAGGGGGTCGAGATCAAAGACATCTCCCTCGGCGGTGAGTCCGAGGAGCCCTACGACGACACGGGCGACGAATACTTCTACAACGCCACGATCTCACTCACGGTGGAGACGGACTGGGCGATCCACGTCCCGCTCACGGCGCTCATGCGAATGGTCGCCCCGCTCACTTTGGAGCAAGCGGGTGAGATCGCGAACCAAACGGATCCGACCGACACGGGCAACATCAAGATGCTCGAAGCTCTCGGGCTTCAAGAGTGGTCGGACCCGTTCTTCACCGACCGGGGACACACCTACGAGGTGATCCGGTAGCGAGGCTATACGTTCAGTCTGATGAACATGGAGGTCGGAATGCCGATCTACGCCTATCAGTGCATGTGCGGACTCCGGTTCGAGCAATCCGTCAAGTTCGCCGACCGTGAGAAGCCATACCCGTGCCATTCGTGCGGTGACCCCGCCGAGCGTCTCATGCCCGAGACGGTCTCGGGCGTGTTCGTGAAGAACGTCTCCGGACCCGTGCCTCAGAACACGGGCCTGTCGGCCTATGACGCCCACGTAGACCGGGTGATAGGCAAGTCCGCGGCACAAGGTTGGGAGGTCCAGGAGCGCCGTGTGGCGGACAAGAGGGAGTTCTTGCGGGACAACCCGGACGCCGAGGGGTACGACCTCACCCAGAACCCCGACGGCTCATGGTCGAAGCTCACGAAGAACCAACGGGCGTTCACCGAGCGGGCGAACACGATCAACTCGATGGCGATGACCAAGCTCCGACCCGAATCGAGACCGGCGGAGAAGCGCCAAGACGCCTGAGTTTTCGATACCTGTCCTATACGCCCTCTAGATCAACGAAGAAGCGACCCGCTGGTCGGGCGTGACCCCTTCCCTCCCCGCTTCCGAGGTGCGGGGAGTGGTTAGACGGACGTAGACGGACGGAAAGACTAAGGATCTTGGGCTAACACGCCTCTCCTCTCCGCTTCGGCAGGTCGGGAGATGGACTCGATGTAGACGGACCGACGGACGGATCAGATCCGCTTGTGCTTTGGCTAAGTCTCGCCCTCTGGAAGAGAGGTCCTTCTCATGCCTATCGGCCCGTTTGACACCTATGCCCCGCCCGGTCCGTACACTCGGACGCTCTTCGAGAATCCGATCCAAGGTGCCCTAGAGGCCCTCCGGATTCCGATCTTCATCGGTGAGGGCAACGAGTTCCTCACTCAGAACGACCTCGAGAACGTTCGTGGGTCTTCGGCCACCGTCGACCAGCGGATCGTCCAAGAGGATGAGACGGGTCGTGCCGTCGTGTCTATCTCCGCGACCGGCGCCGTGACGCTCGGTGATTGGGATGGTGAGCGGACGCAGTTCCAAGTCCGCAACTTCCCGATCGTCTCGGGCAACGGCACGGGGACGACCACGAACGACCGCTCCGACGTGTCGGTCACGATCACGGTGACCCGATCGTGGTTCTCCAACTCGACGGCGCCAACGGCCTCGTGACGCTCGCGTCGCCGCCCGACGTCGGCGACCAGGTGTACTGCACCTACTTCTTCAACCGGACCGACACGCTCCAAACGGACGACGTCTCGGACCAGGTGAACGCCGATACGGCGATCGTCCGGGCGCTCGCCGGTATCGGCGACGTGGACGCCCAGAACCCCGACGTTCCGCCGGCGGTTCTCGACTTCCACGACGACATCACGAACGCCCTCGGCGACGTGGTGATCGACGCCAACAACGTGTTGATCCTCACGGTGGACGGGACCGAGTACACGCTCACGATCCCGGCCCGGAACGACTACACCATGGCCCAGGTGGCGACCACGATCACGTCGCTCGGCGCCGGGTCGCTGGTGTGCAGCACCTTCATCAACAACTTCGGGCACTCGACGCTTCAACTCGTCGCCGACGAGGACATCGTGGTCGGTGACGGATCGGCCAACGCCCTTCTCGGGATCCAAGCGGGCCAAGCGGATCTTCGCACGCGGACCTTCTACACGTTCAACGGGCCGATCGTGGACGGGTCCAACGGCGGTGTCACCACGACCGATCCGGCCGACGTGGTTGTGAAAGTCGACAACGTGCAGGTGATCCCGACTTCGGTGAACGGGACCACACGAGCGGTGACCCTCCCCTACGCCCCCAAGGCGGGTTCGACGGTCACGATCCGCTACTACTACAACACGTGGCAGGACACCTTCGACTACCTCGCCCATATCGGGGTCACCTCCGTGACGCGGTGCGGCGAGATCCCGGGGGCGAGCACCTACACGCAAGAAGTCGACTTCATCTTGAAGGACGACAAGATCGTGTGGGGCACCTCGGTGCTCGTGAGCACCGGCACCACGACGACGGGTGCGACGCCGTTCGGTGAGAACCAGATCACGGCGAACCTCATCGACAACCAGACCTTCCTCGACGAGTGCTCCCCGGTGGTGACCTCGTCCGGCGGTGTGGCGACAGAGAGCACGACCGAGTTCCAACTCCCCTTCACCCCGACGACGGGTAACGGGCGTGACACGCGGCTCGGCCAAAGCCTCTTCCAACAGGTCACGAACGGCCGAATCGACCTCCCCACGAGCCGCCCGGACCTCGTGAACGCCTACTGGGGCTACGGGGTGCAAGACGCTCTCGACCGGGGCCAAGTCGAGGTCACGCGGGTCGAGGGGATCGTGATCACCCTCAAGGACCCGGTCCCCGTGGGCGCGACCGTCTACGCGAGCTTCTACTACAACCTCCTCACCGACCAGGAGTACACGCTCACGTCGGTGATCCCCGGGATCTCGGGTGTCGGCACCTACACGGTGACGAACCAAGGTGGGTTGACCGTCTACAACCCGAGCTTCG